AGGCTCGCCAGCAAGCGCCATTCGCGCAGGTGGTGGGTTTATCGCAGTTGGCGGAGCAGGCGGCCCACGCCGATTACCTGGTTAACCTGCTGCCCGATACACCAGCCACTGCCAATCTGTTCGATGCGCGCCTGTTGGCCCAGCTCAAACCCAGCGCACTGTTTATTAATGCCGGCCGGGGAGCTGCGGTGGTTGATGCGGATCTGATCGCCGTCCTTGAGGCGGGCCAACTGGCGGGCGCAGTGCTGGATGTGTGTCGCGAGGAGCCGCTGCCGCCAAGCCATCCGTTCTGGTCGACACCGCGCTTACTGCTCACCGGCCACAGCGCCGCGCCGACCCTGCCAGCGCCCATGGTGCAGCTGTTTTTGCGCAACCTGCAGGCCTATCGCGCAGGCCAGCCGTTGCAGGGCGAGGTCACCTTCAGTCGCGGCTATTGATGCCAGCGGGTAGGGTCGCCTGCTAGACTGCCGACCTTTTGCAGAACTTAGTCGTAGAACCATGGCCGCCAAAGTCGAACCCTTCTGGAAACGTAAAACCCTCGCCCAGCTCGATCAGGATGAGTGGGAGTCGCTGTGCGACGGCTGCGGCCTGTGCTGCCTGCAGAAACTGGAAGACGAAGACGACGGCAGCGTTTACTACACGCGCATCGCCTGCAAATTGCTGGACCTGAACACTTGTCGTTGCACGGATTACCCCAACCGTCGCCAGTTCGTCGCCGACTGCATCCAGTTGACGCCCGATCAGGCCGACCAGTTCCAGTGGCTGCCGCCCACCTGCGCCTATCGCCTGGTGGCCGAAGGCAAGGACCTGTTGCTGTGGCACCACCTGGTGTGCGGTGACCCGCAGGCCGTGCATCACGAACGTATTTCCCAGTCCGGGCGCATGCTCAGTGAAAACAGCGTGGCCGAGGATGATTGGGAGGATTACCTGATTTTTCGCTCCGGCTAACAGGCCGATGAAAAACTACCTGCGTTGGCAATACTGCTGAGTTAGACCGAGATAATCACAGGGGGAAACCTGAGATAAAGCCGGGACACGCTGGGATGGGCTGGGATTCTGTGGGAGGGAGTTTCAAATAGAGTTGCAGATAATGCAATGAGGTGACGCCCGGTCAGTCGTCGGTGGCCGGGCTGAACATGTCTGACTGGATGCGCGCGATCTCTTCCTTCCGCACCGCCTTCACGATCTTATAAATCCACTGAAGCGACGCCCCGTACTTGCGGGCCAGGTCGCTGTGGTTCGTGCCGTTGAACTCATCATATATCTGCCGATCACGGCGACTCAGCTTGATCGACAAGCCCATTGGGAAATAGATGTTCTGCCCACCCCAATGCGCGGCCATGCGGTCGGCTACCTCTTTGGCCACATGCTGAGCCTTGGAGCTTTCCATCGAAACCAGCTCGCCCAGGGCCGCAGCAATGTGTTCGGTCAAATCAATCAGCAGCTCAGGGCCTTTGCTTCGGAACTCGCTCATACATCCCCCTGTTGAGAGTTGGTAGCGCGGGTAACACGCTGGTGCCATTGCTTCAGGTTCTCGATCACCCGACTGGCCTGGGCTGGGCTTAGCCACTGCAAGGCCGCCACCTTCGTCATGCTCAGTACGAACTTGGCCAGCGCCTCTTCGGATGGATCACGTACCGCGCCGAGGTCGTGCAAGGTCAGCCAGAGCGAACGGATCTTCTTGGATTGCTCATCATCAGCCATCGGCCGCTTCTGCGTTTTGTTTGGACGAACCTTAAAGCCCCGCTGCTTGAGCTGTTCCAAAACCCGTAGCAGGTTTGGAACGCTCAAGTTAGCGGTGGACGTTGCGCCGTCCAAACCCGTCATGCCGGCCAGCATCAGGCGATAGATGTCGTCATCCATGCGCAGCTCGCGCCGTGCAACGTGGATCAGCTTGATCAGGCGGAGTCGGTTCGGGTTGGAAGGCGCAGCACTCACTTGGCACCTCCAGTTGTGTTGTAGACCGGTGTGGTACGTGGATTGATCACGAACGGTTCAGGCGTGGCACGCATCTGCGCGCCGACCTCATGAACCATTCCTCCACGTTCCAGGAACTGGGCGATCTGCTGTTCGAGCTGAGCACTAGCTGCCAGCTGAGACTGCATGTCACGGCGTGGTGGATCGCCCGCTACTGAGTGATAACGCTCCATCTCACACCCCCGCCGTCAGCAGTGCGCGGGGCTGATGGCTAACCGCTTGGTGCAGCTGAGCCAACTTGCCAGCTCGATAGCCAGCCTCGATGGCAACTTCGTCGCGCACTTTGAGCTTACGGCGCTTCAATTCAGCCTTACCGAGGTTCGGGTATTTCTTGGCCATATACGCCTGTATTGCTTCGACGATGTTGTCCTCGACACCCGCGAATGCTTCGATCTTGGTGTACGCCGCGTCGATCCAGGCATGGGCAAAGGCGTCGCCGCGAGCGACCTTGGTTGATCGTTTGCAACGCTTCTGGGTGGCAAGGTAGTCGCGCCGGGCCTTCTGCAGCTGACGCTCCAGCACCTGAAAGGCGTAGCCGGAAAGCTCCGGTGCAGCGGCACATCCAACAAAGACAAACGACGCTGGATTGAGCCAACCATTGCGGATAATCAGGTGGGTGCCGAAGGCATGGGCACACACCTGGGCCAGCCGTACCCGCCAGGCTGGCGGATCACCTTCGGAGCCAGCGGCTACCTCCGACTCACCAGCCATGCTGGCCAGCACATCGCCCAGTTCCAGGTTGTAGGCCTCCATCAGTTTGTGCGCCTGACGCAGGGCTATCTCCGCCTCGTTGGGATTGGCAGTCTTCGACTTTGCCATCTCCATGCACTTCTTGATCTTGTCGAGGATGCGTTCTTGGTCCATCTCACACCGCCGAGATATTGAGGTTGATAGGGTCGTAGCGGTCGGTCTCACCGACACGCTGGTAGACGCGGATGTAGACGGCGGTGCCGTTTACCTGGATGGAATCCTTCAACGCTTCCATGGCGAGCTTCCAGTCGGGATCGTTGATCTCGATACGCAGCAGGCTAAGTACGTCGCCAGTTTTGATCTGGCCCTGCTTGTTGGCGCGGAATGCACGGTCGACCAGCACGCGCAGGTGCTGATCGGCACCTTCTGACCATTTGCGGATGCAGCGGTCGATCAGCTCCTTGGCCGCTAGGATCTCCTCGGTGAAGGTCAGCCGCTCGGCCATTTGCCGTTCGACTTTGAACCGACCGTCATAGGTCGTGATCGATGCGTTGCCCTTCTTGCCGCCGATGGTCACACCGTAGCGCTCGTGCGAGATGGCGATCAGGTCGTCGATATCGGCCAGAGACTTGGTCTTGAAGCTGACCAGTGCCTTGTTGATATCCAGCGCCATGCCGGCCAATTCGCGGGCCACCTGGTCGCGTAGCTTGTCGTGCTCGCGCACCTGGTGCTCGGGTACCAGATGGCCTGCGCCGTTGCGGACGTAGCCGGCTGGTACTGGGATTTGGTTGGAATCAGACATTGGTCAGCCCCCCTGGCAGTTTTTCATTGAGTGCGCGGATCGCGGCAACTGCATCGCGATACTCAGGGTCACTCTTATGGAGTTGTGCGGCATGCCGATCAGCGAGACGTACTACCGGACGTACCAGTTCTCGGATATCCAGAGTGGTGAGCTGCTGCAGCTCGTTATCGAACAGCAACGAGCCGTCGTCATCGACCTTGAAGTTGTCGATGGTTAGCGCATGGCGTCGGCCGTTGATGCGGATGTAAAGCGGCACCTCACCCTGCTCGCATCCGAGATCGCGCGCTACGGTGCCCAGCCGGACTGCCAGGTGCTTTGCAGTGATCTGAAGGCCGCTCATCGGTTCTGCTCCTTCACCAGGGAGAACCACACAACGTCGATGCCACGAATGGTCACGGCGTTACGGGTGAACCGGCCTTGGGTACGGTGCCGCTGGCCGCGCACTTCGTGAGCGAAGCGGCGAAGCAGATGCTCGACGCTGTCGGCGCTGATGGTGATGGTGTTGTCCAGAAAGGACATCGCAGTGACCTGCAGGCCGGCATCACGCACAGCGCGTGTCAGGTCGTTGAACTCCGCCAGTTTCGGCAGGAACTCAGGCGCGATGATGCTCATTGGGCGCTGAACAGGTGGCGGTACTAGCTGAAGGCTGGCCATGTCACACCTCCTCGGCGCGCAGGGAAGCGACGACCAGCTCGCCGGTCACCTTGGTTTCGTGAAGCTTCAGCGCCAGGTTCATGGCACCGGAGACCAGGTTGTTCACCGCCAGCGGGTAGCACAGCGAGATCGTCTTGACCCCGCGAGCCGCCCCGCGCCCCTCGGTATGACTCATGCGCAGGCGGTCGCGAATCACCTCAAATGCCGAGGGCTCGAAGATGGTCTGATAGTCCACATCGATACGGGCCAGCTTGTGCTTGAGGTAGGCCTCGACGTGGTTGTCCAGCGGCTTGATTTTTACAAGCTCGCAACGCTGCACCACCTCACGCACGGCAGGGTTGTGTTCGGATAGCTTGTCGCCCAGTTCGGTCTGGCCGATCAGGATGATCGCCAGCAGCTTCTTGAAGCCGGCCTGCAGCTCGTAAAAGCGCTTCAGGTGCTTCAAGGTGACAATCGGCAAGTCGTGGGCTTCTTCGATGATCACCACATGCTTGCGTCCAGCCTGGGTGCTGGCCAGCAGCAGCTCGTGCATCTGCCGTGAGCGGTCTTCCTGAGAGCGGCGCGGCTTAACGCTTGGGTCGATGCAGCGGATGATTGCTGCGGTAATGTCTAGCGACTTGATGGTCTTGCCCTTGACGTTGTCGTCCGAGCTGCCCAGCACATAAGGCTCGATCAGGGTGATCGGCTCATGGTTGGCGAACACCCACTCAGCCAGATCCTGACGCAGTGTGCTCTTGCCGGAGCCAGACTCGCCGACCACCGCCAACATGCCGCCGTGCTTGGCGACCTGGCGGATGGCCTGGCGCACGTAGCGGATATCGTCCGAGAGGAAAACATCTTCCTCGCTCTGCATTTCATCGGTGAACGGGTCACACGGCAGCCGGAAGTGCTCGCGCGCCTGACGGGTCAAGGTGTTTTTTCGTAGTAGCATGTAGTCGCTCTCTTTGCTGTTGGCATTGTTGAGTGCCGATGCAGCGCGATCCGCCAAGACTGTCGCTGCATCGGCTTCTTCCATAACGAACAGGTCACGGACGTGTTCATCATTCGCACCACGGGCGAACAGCAGCGTCTTGATCTGCCGCTCCAGTGCTGTCCGCTCCATGGTCTTGGGCCAGAGGTCGTGATTGACCAACTGGGCCATGGTTGATTGGCTGATGGACTGGCCATCAGCTTTCTCGATAGCGCCGGCCATCTCGCTCTGGGAAATACCCAGCTGCCACATAACGCTCTTCAGCTTCATGATCCGCATGACGTGCTCCTATACGGCCCGTAGGCCACCGGTATTGGCGGCCGGGGCAACAGTTGCCGGCCGGGTGAATTGTTCGATCAGGGAATGCACCTGGTCCTCAGGTACGCCGTCCTTGAATGAGTTACGCAGCCAGGTGTTTTCCGCCTGGGTGAGGTTGCGGCCGATGGCTTCGGCGATGCGCAACATCGCGGACATGGCTGACAGCTTTGGCGCATCGCTGCGCAGGTGCTCAGGCGTGTCGATGGTGCTGCCCTGGCGCTGCAGGTAAGTCGGGTGCTCGATCTGCTTGAGGTGCTCGTGCGCATCCAGCTTGCCGCCGAAGGGCGCGACCTGTTTGGAGCGTGCCTGCTTGGCGTCCTGCTCTGGGTAGGCCAGCTCGTCCATGACCTTGGCTGCCTTCTCGATTGCGGTTTCCGGCAGTGACTTGTATTCCTGGCCAGGGATGGCGGCATCCAGGCGCTGGCCGAATTGGTCATAGCCCCGGATTGGCTCGACGCGGTAGGTCAGCATCGCGCCGTCATAGCGCGGGGCTTCGATCTGGATGGCGCAGTCGCCGTAAGCCAGCCCGCGCACCGCGACCTTGGCACCGACGGTGATGCCGTCCAGCTCACGCAGGTCGTAGAACATCCGTGTTTCGGCGTTCTGGTGCTTGAAGCTGATGGTCATGTCCGAGCGAACCGTGCGCTCTTCCTCGCGGCTGGTCATCAACGCCCGGCAGACGGCCACCTCAGGCAGCAGGCGCAGCTGCTCGGCGCGGATCAGTTGCCAGAGGTCATAGCGGGCCACCGGCTCAGCCAGGCCTGCACGACGCAGGCGAGTGTCCTGGCCGGGGATCAAGTTGGCGTTGTACGCCTCAGCCCAGGCCTGGGCGGCAGCGTTCAGCGCGGCGATATCGTTGATCGGCTGGAAGCGCAGGCGGCTCTCGAACTGGGTCTCGACGATGTTGTTGCCGTTCTCGACGCCACCCTTGGCGCGAGCGTTGCCGGCCTCGTGCTCCAGCGGTGTCACTTCCAGGTGCTTGAGCAGGTTCTTGATCGCGCTGCTGGTGTTGGCTGAGCCCTTGTCCCACATCAGGTATTGCGGCACGCCGTGGAACAACGCCCCGTCGCGCTTGCCCCAGGCAAACATCAGGAAGTCGAAGAGGCTGTGCTGGTTTTCACCGGCTGCCTCGCAGTACCAGGGCACGAGCGCACCACTGGCCTTGTCGTACATCACATAGCGCCAGACCTTCAGCTTTACCTTGGCGTAGTTGTCCAGCTTGTTCTTATAGAACTCGCTGTCACGCATCATGTGCTGGCGGCCTTTGAGGTAGTACACCAGGCACAGTGAAGGGTCGACCTGGTGCAGGTAGTTCGGGTGAGGAGCCCGTTGTGCCTGCACGGGGCTGACGTTGCGCTGCGAGGTAACATCCAGGCTGCGTGCGCGGATCAGCCGATTCAGCTGGCCATTGCTGACGCCCAGCTGAATGCCGTTCTGCTCCAGGATGCTGCGGGCCGTGGGGGTGAACAGCGTTTGTTTGCCGTTCTCCCGCACGCCCTCACGCTGGGCCGCGCCGAGCATATCCAGGGCATTGCCAGCCACGCTGGTCTTGCCCTTGTCGGCGCGGGTCTTGCGACCAGCATCCCAGCCGCAGGCGGCCTTGAGCTGGCGGTAGATGGTCGCTGGCGACCAGTCGAGGAACAGCTGAGCGGCAGCCATCAGCGGCCCACGCTCGCCATGCCCGGCGGCGTCCAACTGGCGCGCCAGCTCGGCCAGGTAATCACGAATGTCAGGCGTCAATGCCATGTCTGCCGCTCCGTTCATCACTCGCCCACTTGCAGCAGATGCCGCCGGGCCTGGGCCAAGTCAGGGCCGAAGCGGTTCTGCAGGTCGGCCATGGCCCCAGCCACCAAATGCGAGGAGCGCTGAATGGCATCCTCCAGGTGCACCAGAACGGTGAGTGCTTCGGGTGGCAGATCGGTCTGCACCTCCGGGTCGTAGTCCGGGCGCGAGGTCAGTTCGCTGGTCAACCAAGCATCCAGGGCATCCAGCGCCTGCAGGTGGCGCGCAAGGGACTCGTCTATCAGGCACTGCCGCGCGGTGATCTCTTCTTTCAGCGGGGCGATGCGCTCATCCCAAGGGATGGTGCGCAGTTGGGTACGCTCTAGTTCGAGCTTGGCGTCGCGTAGTTTTTGGCGGGTGTCGGACTCGACCTTGCTCAGGGCATCGTAGTCCTGCTGTCCTTCGTCCAGCTTTTTGGTCAGCTCGGCTTTCTCTTTGGCGTGCCTGGTGATGACCTCTTCGGCCAGCTCGATAAAGGCATCCTTGTCACCGGTCTTGGCCACTTCGATCAGGGCGGCTTGCTGGTCTTCCGGCAGGCGGCGGTACTGGCGCAGCTCGCGGTAACCAGCGCCTATCTGGGTCAACTGCTGAAGTGCATCTTCGCCAAATACATTGAGGTTTTTCAGATCCTCATCGACCTTGCTAGCACTGGTACCCAGTGCCCGACAAAAGCCATCAAAAGTCCCGACGTCGGCAATTTCATTACCAGCCATGTCGTACCCGCTTTGGCCTGCCAAGGCCCGGTACATCTTGGTTTCCTTAATATGCTTAAGCTTTTGCAAACTCACGACGTCGGTAAATTTCGATATTGCGCGGCTCATCTGAATCTGGCCGAGCATCTGATTAACTAAGTCGCGTTCGCCATGGAGGTCCTGAGTAATTTTGCCGAGCATGCCAAGCGCGCCGGCCTCTTCCTGGAAGGCTGTTTCGTTGATGTCGGGCATAGGAGTAACAACGACTGGAGTTTCTTTACGGGCCATGTAGGGGCGTCCTTAGTTGGGGTTACGGGTGAAGCGCTGACGGCGCTCATCCAAATCGCGTTGGGCTTTCTGCAGGGCGCTGTCGAATGCGAAGGCCACTTGCACCAGGCGCGGGCCGAGCTGCCAGCGCTTGTCGTCATGCACGTTGCGCTCGGCCAGGCCGGCAGTGCGCAGGTTCTCCAGGGCGCGCAGAGCGTTGCTCTCGCTGCAGTCGGTGGCGGTGGCCACCTCCTTGAGCAACATCCCGCGAAACTCGTTTCCGGCCAGGGCCAGCAGCACGCGCAGCACACGCTGTACCTGCTCGCTGGTGTATTTGTCTTCGCTCATGACTGCTCTCCCAATTCCAGCTGTGGTTGGGCGTGCTGTTGCACGTTGCCGCGATGCCAGGCCAGTTCTTCAAGGCCCGCCTGGATGGCCGCCAAGGTGGCGCTGGCTTCCTGGTCGTCCGAGTAGAAAGCCATCAAGGCACCGGTCGCCTCATGCAAAACGGCCTGCAGACTTTGGATGTCCTGTGGGCTACTGCTGCGCCCAGTAGGTACGTCAATCAGAACCTTGCCGCTACTGGCTGCCAGCCAACGGCTGACCAGGTTGATGCCGCACACTTGCTCGAACGCAGGGATCATTACGGCCGGCATGCGCCCGTTGGCGATCCACTTGTAGAGCGCCCAGTGATCCTCCAACCCCATCAGTGCGGCGATGCGCTCTATGCCTCGGTTATGGCGTTCTTTGCCGTGCTGTTGGCACAGCTTCAAGGCGTCACGCAGGGTGCTTGGCTGCACGCGTTTCCACTGGCGCGGGGTCATTGGAAGGCCCTCATGTCCGAGTGGAAACGACCATCCAAACAAAGAGCGGCTTTGCACATTGGCAACGGCGTTGCACCATGCACAATGTTTTCAGGTAAATTGACAACCTGAGGAACACCCCAGATGGACACGCAAGAACGGCTAGATAGGCACACCGGAAGCTTGGTAGCGCTGGAAACAGCCTTGGTATTGCTGGTCAAGCACATGGAGTTGCGCGCGGGGTTGGATCGGCAGGCATTCATGGCTGATCTCCAGCAGTTATCTGAGCAGCCGACGAAAGATGCAGACGTGTTTCGAGCTGAGCAGCGGATGCTTCGTATGCTGCGGGCGTTATAGGCATGCCCTTGTAGTGGCTCACGCCCTCGTCCTGGAACTGCTTGAGGATCTGCAGTTGCGCGTTGGTGATGCGATGGTTCATGGCGGGCCTCACGCAGCAGCAGCTTCGGTGGCTTTAGGATCGGCTTTCAAACCGAGTGCAACGGCAGCACGGTGGGCTTCGCCCCGTTTGCCTTTGCGCTTTTCGCGCAACAGATCGAATACGGTGAAGCGGCTGAATCCCTTCTCCTTGCACCAGTCGGCAATGCAGATGCCATGAGTGACAAACCAGGCGTGAGCCTGCTCTGGGGTTGAGGGAAACGGAGGATTGTTCATGGCGCTCTCGTTCGTGGTAGTCCGAGGAATATATAGGACATAAATGTCTATGCGTGGTGATAATGAGACAAATGTGTCTGTCGGTCAAGCACTGTCAGCCCTTATCCCTGTATGCGCCCGGTTTAAGCAGGAAAGAGAGCGGTTGAAGTTTGGGCAGGCAGCTGTCGCTGGCTTTGCCGAGGTGACCGCCAAGACCGTCGGGCGATGGGAGAAAGAGATCGCCATCCCCACGGATAAGTTGGAAGCCCTGGCGCGGATTGGTTTTGATGCTCAGTACGTTGTCACAGGTGAGCGCTGTGGCCAGGCGTTACCGGCTGATGAGCAAGAGTTGCTAGAGAAATACCGGGCGGCTCCTATGGCAGTTAAAGCAGCTGCCATAGGAGCGCTCACGGCAGGCTCCTCTCGTGAGCCAGCAGCAGTGGGTGAAATCGCTGGCAGTGGTCACAGATTTTCAGTCACAGGCGACTATTACGAGCGTGGCAAGCTCAAGAAATAGGATTAGAGATGGGCATGGAAGAGACACCGCAAATCGGTGGTAGTGGACATCGCTTTGCGCTGCGCGACTACTACGAAAATGTCGAGATTTCGGAAGAGCGGCTATGGCACCTCCCCGACGAGGATCTGGCAGCAGAAGACGTACGTTGCCAAGCCAAGCTTGCCCAAGCTCGAAGGAACATCAGGCCGTTGAGGCTGACTTTGTGGCTGCTCACTGGAATTATTGGTATCGGTTTGCTTGTTACATTCTCAGTAACGAGGCAGGGATGGCCTGGGTTCATATTCGCAATTGCCTGGGTAATCGGGATGCTGTTCGTCCCACTACGTAAATTCCTCCAAAATGCCGAATTTGAGGGACTTGTAATTAAGCATTACATCAATCGACTGCAGCTGATTCGATTGATCAAGAGGGATCGGGCATAACTCGAACGCAAAGCCGAAGCCAGTAGAATCAAGCACTAAGGAACTAGATGTATGACGAGAGATCGTAAGGAACAGGGTAGTAAGAATGAAAACTCAGGTAGGTCGATTAGCCAGGAAAATTTCCGGCGAGATATCGACTTCAACGAGAAGCGTAAAATTAACGAAGTAGTCGATACGCTTTCACCGCCGCCACGCCGCGACAAGGGGAATGGAAATGGGGGAGATAACAACTGACCTGGCGGATCGCTGGCATGCCATGCAGTTTGGCGTGCGCCGGTCGATCCGTTACCACCAGCGCCGCAGGGGCTTTTTCGACCGGATCGACCAGTTCTCCAACATGCTGTCACTGATATTTGGTTCGGCTGCGATCTACGGCATCCTGGAAAAAGACTTCAAATCCTTGGCATTGGTTGCCTCGGCGCTGGTCACAGTTCTCGCCGCAATCAACCTGGTAATCGGTAGCGCGCAACGTGCCCGAGCACACAGTGATTTCGCGCGCCGTTACGTCGAGCTGGAAAAACGCATGTTGGCAAAGCCCTCCGAGGATGAGTATCTGAAGGTCGCTGAGGAGCGGCTCGGTATAGAGGCTGAAGAGCCGCCCGTGCTGCATGTGCTCAACAGCATCTGCCATAACGAAACCATGCGAGCAATGGGCTACGAGAAGGAAAAACTAGCCAAAATCGGCTGGTTCCAGCGATTAGTCTCCCCCATGTTCGACTTCTGTGGACACACCATCCACTGACTCTTTAAACACGATTAAAAGCGCTCCTGCACCACGCCGCCGATCATGGCGGCGTGTGTATTTCTGGCGCCTGAAAATATCAAGCAGGCGCCTTTGCAGGAGGCGTCATGCGATTCGACTCAACCCCTCGCGGTATCCGCAACTTCAACCCCGGCAACATCGACCGCGCCCCCGGCGTGCGCTGGCAGGGCCAGGCCGACGACCAAAGCAGTGATCCACGCTTCGTCATCTTCAATGGTCCACGCTGGGGCATTCGTGCCCTGGCACGTGTACTAATTACTTATCAGGACAAGCGCCGTGCTGCCGATGGCAGCCGCATCGACAGCGTCCGCGAGATCATCGCTCGCTGGGCCCCAGCATCTGAGAACAACACGGGGGCCTATGCCAAGGCCGTGGCCAGTGCCCTGAGCATCGGCCCGGACGATGAGAGCGTCGACGTATACCGCTACGACACCATGCGTGCCCTGGTGCTCGCCATCATCCGCCACGAGAACGGTCCTGGTCCGTTGCCAGGCGGTGAGTGGTATGGCGAGCCGATCATCGCTGACGGTTTGGCCTTGGCCGGCATTGTTCCAGGTGCAAAGCACGGCACGCTTGCAGGAGTCGCGGCATGAAGCTGATCGATGACTGGCGTCGTAGCTACACCTTCTACAGTGTGCAGTTGGGCCTGCTGATCGCCTTCTTCGGCTTTGCCCAGTTGAGCCTGCTGCCGATGTGGCAGGCGCAACTTTCCCCTGCCGCGTACGCCACGCTGAATAGCGTGCTGGCCACCCTGTTATTTGTCGCCCGACTGATCAAGCAAGGACCGGATCAGGGGGCTTCGGTATGAGGCGGCGCCTGGTAAGTGGCTTGATCGGTGGCCTGCTGGCTGGGCTTTCAGCATTGGCAGGCGCTTGGCATTGGCCTGGCTCCTGCGCTGCAGGTAGCTGGGTCACCCCCCGAGTGATGCCTATGGGGCGCCCCGGCAAGACGGGCATTGCCGCCGCCAAGCGCCGTGCGCGTAAGGCTCGCAACCGCCGGAGGCAGCGTCATGGGCGTGCTTAATCGACTGCCGGAACCGCTGCTGCTGGGCGCCATGGCCTGCTTTATCTGCGCGGGTTTGGGCGGTTCCATCGGCTATGGCTTCGGTGCCCGCTATGCCGAAGCCCTGGGCAATGCCCGCGTGGAAAAGCTCACCAGCCAGCACGCCGAGCAAGCCCGTGTTGCCGCCATAGAAAGCCGCATCCAGCTGCTGCAACAGGTTACCCGCGCCAATCAGGCCGAGGCTCTGCTGCTTGGGCAGATGGACAAGCATGCCCAAGACCAACAACAGCTCCAGGAGCGCATCCCCCATGTCACGACTGTCTACCGGCCGGCGCCTGCTGCTGTGCCTGTCGCTATCCCTCGCTGCGTGTTCACTGCTGGCTGGCTGCGCGACTTCAACCTCGCCCTCGGTGTGCCCGCCCCAACCCCAGGCACCACTGCCGTCACTGCTCAAGCAGCGCCCTGGGCCACCCCCGGCACTGACGCCGAACTACTGGAAAGCGGCGTTACCCCGGCTGACATCCTGGCCTTTGCCCAGGACTACGGACGCTGGGCCCGCGACAACTTCGCCCAACTCAATCAACTGCTCGATCTGCAGGACAAGGACTGAATCCACATGGATGTAGCTGATCTCGCGACAGAAAACGACTTCACCGAAGCGGCGCTGCGTGCTCATCAATCGGGGCTGCAGCGGCGCTCAGGCATGTCCGCTTATCGCTGCGAAGAGTGCGGTGATGCGATCCCTGAGGATCGGCGCCAGGCCGAGCTCGGTACCGAGCACTGCATAGAGTGCAAAACCACCCTTGAACTGTTTGAAAAGCGAGGTGGCCGATGAACATCGAACTTCAGTTCTGGCAGCTGATTCTGCTGTTGCTTGCCTTCTTCGGTTTTGTGGCCGGCGCCGGTCGCCTGCTGCTTGCGCAGATCGACAAGCGCCTCGATCTGCGGTTCGAGTTGCTGGAGTCAGCCCGCCAGGCAGGTGCCAAGCATTGGGATGAGCGCTTCGGCTCCATTCTCTCCCAGCAGAAGGAAGACACCGAAAGCGTGCGGCGGCTTGAGCGCGACCTGATGGGGCTGCGCGCTGAGTTGCCTGAGCGCTATGTACGCCGCGAAGACTACATCCGTGGCCAGACAGTGATCGAAGCCAAGCTCGACTCCCTCGCATTGCGAATGGAGAACATTCATTTGAAAGGAGTACGCCATGACAATTGACCAGGCCCGTATCCGCCGCGAATCGCTGCGCTGGTACCTGCTGCTGGCACTGAACAACGCCCGCCCCGAGGAGGCCTGTGAAGAGATCATCCAGACCACCATGCGCTCGATCTACCAGGACGTGACGCCGATGGAAGTCCGCAAGGAGCTGGACTATCTGGAAGGCCGCGACCTAGTGAAGTTGCGCAAGGAGCCGTCTGGCCGCTGGTGGTCTGACCTGACTCGCTACGGCGTGGACATCGTCGAATACACCATCGACTGCGAGCCTGGTATTGCTCGTCCTGCAAAGTACTGGGTCTGAGCCATGGCACGCGCGCAGGCGGTCTACAAACTACCCAAGGAAGTCCGGGCCTGGCTGGATCAGTCGCTGGTCGAGGGCAACTTTTCCGGCTACGAGTTGCTCGAAAGCGAGCTGAAGGGTCGCGGCTACAGCATCGGCAAGTCTTCGATCCACCGATACGGCCAGAAGATCGAGCGCCGCATGGCCGCGATCAAGGCCAGCACCGAGGCCGCCAAGCTGATCACCGAGGGCGCACGCGATGATCAGGACGCCCGCTCCGAAGCGGTAATCGCCCTGGTGCAAACAGAGCTATTCGAAACCATCGTCAACCTGCAGGAGGCAGGCGAGGAAGAAGACCCAGGCGAGCGGCTATCCCTGCTATCCAGCGCGGCCAAGAACATTGCGACATTGACCCGTGCAAGCGTGACGCAGAAACGCCACTCGGCCGATGTACGCAAGGCCGCCCGTGAGGAGCTGCTGCGGGAGCAATCAGAAAAGCTTGATGAGATGAGCAAGGCAGGCACCCTCAGTGCCGAGACGTTGCAGCGCATCCGCCAAGAGGTCTACGGGTTATGACTACCCAGCAGCCAGCCATTCAGCTTTACAACTACCAGAAGAAATGGCTGCTTGATCGTGAGCGTTTCAAGATTGGCATGTTCGCGCGGCAGACCGGCAAGACGTTCACCAGCACGCTGGAGATCGTCGATGACTGCTTCGAGGTTGAGTCGCGCGGTGGCCGCACCCGCTGGGTGATTCTGTCCCGAGGTGAGCGTCAGGCCAAGGAAGCGATGGAGGAAGGTGTCAAGAAGCACTGCCGCGCCTACAACATGGCTGTGCAGGAGATTGAGGGCGAGTTCAAGGGCAGCAACGGTGAACGTTTCACCATGCTTGATGTGGTGCTGCCGGGCGGATCGAAGATCACTGCGCTACCGGCCAACCCGGACACTGCCCGTGGCTTCAGCGCCAACGTGTTCCTGGATGAGTTTGCCTTTCACCAGGACAGCCGCAAGATCTGGACAGCACTGTTTCCGGTCATTTCCAACGGCTGGAAGCTGCGCATCACCAGCACGCCCAATGGCAAGGGCAACAAGTTCTATGAACTGATGACCGATAAGAAGCTCGCGGACATCTGGTCACGCCACGTAGTGGACATCCATTGTGCGGTGGCCGATGGCTTGCCGCGTAACATCGAGGAAATGCGAGCGGCCCTTAACGATGAAGACGCCTGGGCCCAGGAGTTCGAGCTGAAGTGGCTGGACGAGGCCAGCGCCTGGCTGAGCTACGAGCTGATCAATGATGTCGAGCACGACCAGGCTGGTAGGCCCGAGCTGTATACCGGGGGCCCATGCTTCATCGGCGTGGATATCGGTGCGCGCAATGACCTGTTCGTCATCTGGGTGGTTGAGCAGGTCGGAGATGTGTACTGGACGCGAGAGATCATCACCCGCAAGCGCGCGCCGTTTCACGAGCAGGATGCGCTGCTCGATGACGTATTTACCCGCTATCGCGTGTTGCGTTGCTGCATGGATCAGACCGGCATGGGCGAGAAGCCAGTGGAAGACGCCAAGCGCCGTCATGGCTCCTCGCGTGTCGAGGGTGTGATCTTTGGCACGGCCAGCAAGCTGACCATGGCCACGCGCGGCAAGGAAGTGTTCCAGGACATGCAGATCCGAATCCCATTGGGTGACACCGATCTGCGTAACGACTTGCACAAACTGCAAAAGGTTTCAGGCCCAACCGGGGCCCCGCGTTTTGTTGCCGAGTCTGATGCTGCTGGCCATGCCGACCGCACCTGGGCGTGCTTCCTCGCCCTAAATGCCAGCGACGGCCCCAACGGTCCGGTCACCGTCAAATCCCGCCGCCCACGTCAGGGCGCCCGTATTACCCAGGGGTACGCATGAGCACCAAAGGTTTGTGGGTCAGCCCCACTGAGTTCGTCCGCTTTGCCGAGCCGAAGCGCGAGAAGAGTTTCACCGACCATATCGCCAGCCGCAGCCGTAGCTTCGATGCACAGGCGCTGGGTATGTACCTGCCCAACCCTGACCCGATCCTCAAGGCCCAGGGCAAGGACATCACCGTGTACCGTGACCTGCGCAGTTCGGCCCTGGTCGGCGGCAACATTCGTCGGCGTAAGTCTGCCGTGCTGGCATTGGAGCGTGATCTGAAACGCGGCCAGGCACCGGTGCGCGTCGAGCGTTTTATCCGCGACTGGCTCACCGACCTCGATCTCGACCGCATCATCCGCGAGCTGCTGGATGCATCGCTGTTCGGCTACCAGCCGGTCGAGCTGATGTGGAAGCCGGTCGGTTTGCATCTACTGCCGGAGGATCTGCTCGGCAAGCCAGCCGAGTGGTTCCTCTACGACCAGGACAACCAGCTGCGCTTCCGTGCTCGCGACGCCGGCCTGCAGGGCGAGCTGTGCGACCCACAGCGTTTCGTGGTGGCCCGGCAGGATGCCACCTACAACAACCCCTACGGCTTCGCAGATTTGTCCATGTGCTTCTGGCCAGCGGTATTCATGAAGGGTGGGCTGAAGTTCTGGGTGCAGTTCACCGAGAAATACGGCAGCCCTTGGGTAATCGGCAAACATCCACGCGGCGCGACGGCTGGCGAAACGGATCTGCTGCTGGATAGCCTGGAGGCCATGGTGCAGGACGCCGTAGCAGCCATCCCTGACGACGCCAGCGTCGAGATCGTCGAAGCCGCAGGCAAGGCTGGCAGTGCCGATGTCTATCGCGAGCTGCTGGAGTACTGCCGCAGCGAGATCAACGTGGCCATGCTGGGCCAGAACCAGACCACCGAGAAGGACAGCAACCGGGCCAGCGCCACGGCCGGTGCCGAAGTAACCAAGGATATTCGTGACGGCGACGCCTGCATTGTGGGGGCAGCGCTCAACGCAGTTATTCGTCTAGTGGTGGATCTCAACTTTGGCGAGTCCGTTGCCGCGCCGCAGTACGACCTGTGGGAACAAGATGAGATCGACAAGACCCTGGCTGAGCGCGACAAGAACCTCACCGATGCCGGTGTGAAGTTCTCTCCTGCGTACTGGATGCGCACCTACAACCTGCAGGAGGGTGACCTAGTCGAGTCGCTCCCTCCCGCAGAAACACCACCAGCAGTTGAGTTTGCCGAGCCAGCGCTGCGGCCGATCCTCGACCAGCAGGCACTCGACCAGGCCATTGCCAGCCTTACCGCCGAGCAGCTGCAGGAGCAAGCCGAACAGGCGTTGTTGCCCTTGATCGAAGCACTGCAGCAAGGTCGTGACGAAACCGAGGTGCTGGGCCTGCTCGCCGAGACAAGCCCAGACCTGGATGCTGAAGCCCTGCAGGCGAGCCTGACCAAACTGATGTTCATGGCCGACACCTGGGGCCGGTTGAGTGCTGCCGCCGATAAGGAAGACTGATATGGCCAGTGCCAAGCCGGTGAATCCTGCCGACCTAAAGGCCATCTTCGGCCTTGAGCCCAAAGCGGCAATCGACTACCTCAAGACCAAAGGCTATGCCATCACCTGGAACTGGCAGCAGATGCTCGACCAGGCGCACGACCAGGCGTTTACCGTGGCCAAGGCCATGCGCCTCGATCTGCTCTCCGACATTCGCGAGTCCCTGGAAAAAGCCCTGAAGGAGGGCCAGACCCTCAAGCAATTCAGCACCGAGCTGCAGCCGGTGCTGGAGGCGCAAGGCTGGTGGGGAAAACAGGTGGTAGTCGACAGCGAAGGCGGCGCTGAACTGGTCCAGCTCGGCAGCCCGCGCCGTCTGCGCACCATCTACCAGACCAACCTGCAGAGCAGCTATATGGCCGGGCGCAAGGCGAGCATGGAGGAAACCGCCGAGACACATCCCTACTGGATGTACATCGCCATCTTGGATGGTAAAACCCGACCGAGCCACCGGGCTTTGCATGGCAAGGTATTTCGTCATGATGATCCGATCTGGTCACGGATCTTCCCGCCGAATGGCTTCAACTGCCGTTGCCGAGTGATTGCCCTGACAGAGGCAGCGGTCAAGCGTAGGGGCCTGAAGGTTGAGTCCAGCGCCGGGCGCATGTTCACCGATACGGTCGAGATCGGCGTGGACAAGCATACGGGCGAGATTCGCACGGCTCAGGTGACCGGCCTACGCACAACCGACGCAGCTGGCAAACCGGTGACATTCCGCGTTGATCCAGGCTTCAACCATGCACCTGGTGATGGGCTGAAGGCTGCACTGAAGAGCAAGGAGACCGCCCAGTGATCACTATCGACCTCGATCACAACCGCCTGCAGGAAGTACTGCGCAAGGTTGAATGGGCAGTCGGTGATATGTCTCCGCTGATGCGCGGCATTGCTGCCGAGCTGGCGGCAGTGACCGAGGAAAACTTCGAAAACCAAGGTCAGGGTGAGGATGAGTGGCAGGCCCTGTCCGAAGTCACTACCGGCCGGCGCGAAGCGTCGGGCACCTGGCCAGGGCAGATGCTGCAGGTGAGTGCAGCCGGCCTGGCCGCCTCGATCTCCAGCAGCTCGGATGACAGCTCAGCTCTGGTGGGCAGCAACAAGCCCTATGCCGCCATGATGCAGTTTGGTGGTGACAAGTCGGACTTCCCGTATTTGTGGGGTGACATCCCTGGGCGTCCGTATCTGCCGATGGATACCGAGGGCAAGCTGCAGCCCGAAGCCGAGGATGCCATTCTTGATCTGGCGATGAAGCACATCGAAAAAGCCGCCCGCCTGTAAGCCCCTCTGGCGCGCTTGAGCAGCTCTGCGGCTCCGGTTCACCGTCCCATACCAGAGAAAACCGCTGTAAAGGCTTTATAAAGCCGTCTCGCCACGCTCAGCGCCTGCTACTCGGGCGCGAATTCCGCTGCAGCAACCAATCCCCCCGTGAAACTCTTTAAACCCGATTAAAAGTCTGAGGCCGGCTCACCGGTCAGGCTGTGCGCATGTTCCACCCACATGCACGGCAGCCCATGAAGCCACTCCATATTTTCAAGTCTGGTAAGCACACCGCGATGAGTGGTGACAGCTTCAACTTCAGTGAGTCCGACATTGCCGCCACCGTGCGCGCTTATGACCCGGCCATCCACGAAGCCCCCCTAGTCATCGGCCACCCGAAGCACGACGCCCCGGCCTCCGGCTGGGTGAAATCTTTGCAGGCAGGTGCCGACGGCCTGGTTGCCGAACCCTCGCAGGTCGATCCGGCTTTCGCCGAACTGGTGGCCAAGGGCAGCTACAAGAAAATCTCCGCGTCCTTCTATCACCCGGACTCACCGAGCAACCCAGTGCCCGGCGTGTACTACCTGCGCCATGTCGGCTTTCTCGGTGCCCAGCCTCCAGCCGTTAAGGGGCTGCGCTGTATCGAGTTGGCCGAGGGCGAGGAAGGCGTCATCGAGTTCGGTGACTTCGGCCACGAGATGGGCGCAAGCCTGTGGCGCAAATTCCGCGAATTTCTGATCAGCCAGTTCGGTACCGAGACTGCCGACAAAGTCGCACCCTCCTGGGAGATCGACAGCATTGCCGAAGCTGGCCGCCGCGAAGAGCAGCGCTCCCCGGCATTCACTGAACCCCAACCCAAGTCCACCACCGAAGAGGTAACGACTGTGACTCCTGAAGAACAGGCCGCCCTGGAGGCGGAAAACACCCGCCTTAAAAACCAGTTGCAAGCGCACCAGGACAACCAAAAGAAACAGGCCGGCGAAGTGCGTCATACCGCCAACGTCGCGTTTGCCGAGGCGCTGGTCGGCGAAGGCAAGTTGCTGCCCAAGCACACCGCTGCACTGATTGCAGCCTTGGACTTCGCCGAGGCCGGTGATGCACCGCTGGAGTTCGGTGAGGGCGACGCTCGCCAGCCTGTGGTCGCTGGTCTTAAAGCGATCTTCGGTGACCTGCCTGAGCAGATCAGCTTTGCCGAGCAGGCCAGCAAGGATCGGCGCGACGGCACAGCGCGCACCGCTGCCGAGTTGGAGTTCGCCGAATCCAACACTGACCCTTCGCGCCTGGCGTTGCACGTTCGTGCGAGTCAGCTCTGCGAAGACAAAAAAATCCCCTACGAGTCGGCAGTTCGCCAGCTCATCAATCAATAAGGAGCCGTCATGGCAGACCGTCTTAGTCAACTTCGGATCGTTGATCCGGTACTCACTGCGCTGGCGCGCGGCTACCGCAATGCCCAGTTCATCGGTGAGGCACTCTTCCCGATTGCTCTCATGGACAAAGAAGCTGGGGTTATTCCCCTGTTCGGCAAAGAAGCCTTCCGCCTATGGGAGACCGAGCGGGCGATTCGTGCCGAGTCCAACGTGATGACGCCGGACGATGTCGGCGAACTGGATGTGGTGCTGCGCGAGCATGACTTGTCCTATCCGGTGGACTACCGCGAACAGGCCGAGTCGATGTTCGACGCCGAGCGCCGTGGCTCCAAGCGTGTGGTCGACGGCATTGATCTGCGCCGCGAAGTGGCCTGCGCCAACCTGGCGCAGAACCCGGCCACTTACCTGTCTGGTGCCAAGATCGCTCTGGCGGGTGCCAGCCAGTGGAGCAACAACGGTGGCGACCCGATTCAGGCAGTAGAAGCTGGCAAGGAAGTGGTGCGTGCCCGCATTGGCGTGCGCCCGAACACCATCACCATGGGCGCATCGGTCTACGCCAGCCTCAAGTTCCACTCCAAGTTGTGGGCGGCCCTGGGCGCCAATGACGTGAAGCTCATCACCCTGGAGCACCTCAAAGTGTTGTTCGGCGTGGAGAACATCTTCATCGGCGAAGCACTGGCCGGTGATACCACCACCGCCGACATCTGGAGCGACAACCTGACCCTGGCCTACGTGGCCAAGCCGGCCGCTGGCGAACAGGCCGACTACGAGACGCCGAGCTTCGGTTACACCCTGCGTCGCAAGGGCATGCCCGAAATCGACACCTACGACGGTGCCGGCGGCAAGGTGCGCTATGTGCGCAACACCGACATCTACAAGCCGGTGGTGGTGGGTGCCGATGCCGCCTACCTGATCTCCGACATCGTCGCCTGAGGTGAGCCATGACTGCTAAGACCTACCGCGTCAAAGGTATCGACCTGCACATCGACGGCGAGCACATCCCCGAAGGCAGTGAGATCGAGCTGACGGCCGAGCCAGGCCGCAAGCTCCGCCGCTGGCTGGAACCACTGGAAGCACTGGAACCACTGAACCCTGTTGAGCCGGTAAAGCCCGTGAAAGAGCCCAAGTCCAAGGCCCCGGCCAAGGATGACAAGCAGGCCGATGGCAACAAGGACGGCCAGGACGAAGATAAGCAACCGGCCGAAAACGCTGAGGAGACAAAAGCATGAAGTCGCAACAAGTAATCCTGACCACATCGGTGGCGGCCGCCGCCGAGTTGATCCGCCGCCGCTTCGTCGGCTTCGACGGCAACGTTTGCGCCAACGGTGCCAAGGCGCTCGGAGTAGTCGAAGCGAATACCGCTCTCGGTAACGTTGCACCGGCCAACGTGCTGGGCGTGATCCTGGTGGAAGCCGGCGCGGCGATCTCGGCCGGTGCCGAGGTGCAGTCCGACGCCAGTGGCAAGGCCATCACCAAGGCTGCCGGTGTCAGCAACGGCATCGCCTGGGATGCCGCTGCTGCGGCTGGTGATGTGATCCGCATCGTTCGCGGCATCTGAGGCTGACCATGCGCTACTGCACCCGCGCCGATATCGGCAAGGCCATCCCTGAGCTGACGCTGACTCAGCTCTCCAACGATGATCCGGCTGCCATGCTGCCGAATGAAGAGGTCATCGAGGACGGCGTACGCCAGGGCGAAGAGCTGGTCGATGGCTACTTGCGTGGCCGTTACAACCTGCCGCTCGACCCCGTGCCGACCGTGCTGCGGGATGCGGTGTTGTTCCTTACCCGCTATTGGCTGTACCAGCGCCGGCCTGAGGGGGCCATCCCCGATGCGGTAAAGGACAGCCGCAAGGACACCATCAAGCTGCTGGAAAGTATCCGTGATGGTGTGGTCTCGCTGGGCATGCCCAGCGGTCAGGCCACACCTGAGCCGGGTGAGATCAAGGTGCGCTCGCGTCGTCAGCAATTCAGTGACGAACTGTGGGGGCGCTACTAATGACTCAGACCGAAGCATTGCTCGAAGGCATTGTCGGCCGTTTGAAGACGGCCTTCGGTGCCGAGCTGGGGGTTGAGCTGTTCCCGGAAAATCCGGCGCAGTTCCGCCTCAACCATGCACGCGGGGCGGTGCTGGTGGCCTATGGCCGCTCGACCTTTGGCGACTCGGAGGCCACCGATGCAATGTTCCAGCAGCGCAACCTGGTGTTTCGCCTGACCCTGGTGTTTCGCCAGCTCAACGGCCGCGATGGCGTGACCAGCTACCTCGACCGCATCCGCGACAACCTCGCGGGCTGGTATGCCCCGCATTGCGACATGGCCTGCCGGCCGGTGGCCGAACACTTCATCGGGCACCTGCAGGGCGTTTGGCAGTACGGCCTGGACATCGCAACCCGTGCAACTCAATTGCAGACCATGGCTCCCGATAGCGGGCCGCTGCTGTCTCAAACCCGATTCGAGGAACAACCGTGAAACTGACTCGTTACCTCTATAAGGGCCCGCAGAGCGGCGCCCAACTGCGCGTCGGCGCCAAGGCCGAGCTGCTCGAAGTCCAGCTCCATCCGGGCAAGCCGGTTGAGCTGCCAGCTGACCACGAATACACCCTGGTGCTTCTCGCCCTGAAGCACCTGGAACCCATCACCGAGGAGGCCGCTGTCGCGCCTGCTCCGGCCAAGAAGGAGCCTCGCCAATGACCGCCAACTATTTGCATGGCATCGAGACCACCGAAGTCGAGCGCGGCCCGCGCGCGATCAAGGTGGTCAAGTCGGGCGTGATCGCCCTGGTCGGCACGGCGCCGGTCGGCCCGCTCAATGAGCTAACGTTGTCTCTCGGCGAAGTGGACGGCGCGCAGTTCGGCCCCGAAACCCTGGATGGCTTCAGCATTCCCCGCGCGCTGGCCGGCATCTATGACTTCGGTGCCGGTACCGTGCTGGTAATCAATGTGCTCGATCCGGCGGTACACCGCAGCAACGTGGTGGCCCAGGCCCGCCAGTTCGGTGACAACGAGCTGCTGCAGTTAGGGCACGGCGCCCTGCAGGCACTGACGTTGAAGTCCGCCGATGGCGCGACCACCTACGTGCTCAACACCGACTACAGCGTGACCCTGCTCACCGGCAAGGTGAAGCGCCTAGCGGGTGGCAGCATCCCGGCCAAGGCCCAGGTCAAGGCTGACTACACCCACGCAGATCCCAGCCTGGTCACCTCGGCGGAGATCATCGGTGCGGTCAACATCGCTGGGCAGCGCTCCGGTCTCAAGGCGTTCGCAGACAGCTACAACCTGTTCGGCTTCTTCCCCAAGCTGTTCATCGCGCCGGGCTTTTCCACTCTCAACTCGGTCAGTGTCGAGCTGATCGCTGCAGCCGAGCAGATGGGCGGCGTGGCCTACATCGACGCGCCCATTGGCACCACGGTGCAGCAGGTGATCGCCGGCCGTGGCCCAGCCGGGGCCATCAACTTCAACACCAGCAGCGACCGCGTGCGCCTGTGCTACCCGCACGTCAAGGTGTACGACAGCGCCACCGATGGCACGCGCCTGGAGCCGTTGTCGATCCGTGCCGCTGGCCTGCGGGCCAAGGTCGACCTGGAAGATGGCTACTGGTGGAGCAGCTCAAACCGTGAACTGGTCGGGGTGATCGGTCTGGAGCGCTCGCTGACCGCCCGTGTGGATGACCCCAACAGCGAGGTCAACCTGCTCAACGAAGTGGGCATCACCACAGTGTTCAACAGCTTCGGTACCGGTCTGCGTCTGTGGGGTAACCGCACGGCGGCCTGGCCGACCGTGACCCACATGCGCAACTTTGAGAACGTGCGCCGCACAAAGGACATCATCGACGAATCGATCCGCTACAGCTCGCTGCAGTTCGTCGACATGCCGGTCACCCAAGCGCTGATCGACAGCATCACCGAGAGCGTCAACCTGTTCGGTCGCAAGCTGATTGGCGATAGCGCGCTGCTGGGCTTCGAGTGCTGGTACGACCCGGCCCGCAACCCACAGACCGAGCTGGAGCTGGGGCACATGCTGTTCAGCTACAAACTGACGGTGCCGCTGCCGTTCGAGCGCGGCACCTTCGAGACCGAGATCACCGGGGAATACCTGGCCAACCTGAAGGGGGCTGCATAAATGGCGGGCTTTAGCGCACACCGCATCACCAACGCCAACATCTACCTGGACGGCCGCGACTTCTTCGGCAAGTCCGATGAGATCGACCTGGGCAGCGTCAAGGCGGTCATGTCCGACTTCCAGGGGCTGGGCATGGTCGGCTTGATCGAGCTGCCGGACGGCCTCGACAAGCTGGAAGGCAAGATCGTCTGGAACAGCCGCTATAAGGAAGCATCCACCAAGCTGGCCAGCCCGTTCAAGACGGTGCAGCTGCAGTGTCGCAGCAACGTCCAGGTGTTCAACAACAGCGGTCTGGTGGACGAGATTCCGCTGGTCACGACGATGACCATCATGTCCAAGGAGTACCAGCTGGGCAGCTTCAAGCCGCGCGATCCGTCGAAGTTCGAGACGCCGTTCTCGGCCATCTACGTGCGCCAGCTGCTGAACGGTGAAGAGGTGGTGCTGCTGGATTACCTAGCCAACATCTTCCGCGTCAACGGTGAGGATCAGCTTGCCAAGTACCGGCGCAACATCGGCCAGTCTTAGCCATGACGGATGGGCACGGATGCCCAGGACAAGGATGTCACCTTAGAAGCCCCGCCCTGTGCGGGGCTTCGTTTATTTGCGGGAAGCATTCACACAACCTCTAGCTGCTGCTAAAACAACTGGGTAAACCAACCCACTGGAGCAGGGAGAGTCAACGATGTCGTTTAGTGATTTCATGACCGATTCGATTGAAGTGCTTAAGAAAAACGGAGAGCGAATAGAGGGGCTGAAAGCCAGCGTTCAATCAAAAGGTATTTTTCTCGACAACAACCAGGTGTTGATCGAACCGCGTGATTTGATCACCCGCAAGATGTCGAATGGTGGACAGGAAACCTACGAGGTCATCGACCCTGGCTTTCATGAAGCTTTCCATGGAATCGATGCGCACTATCAGATGAAGGTTAGAAAGTTAGGTTTGCCTGAGGCCGAACAACGAGTCCAGAGCATCACGTTCAATGTCACCGGCAACAATGCCCGCGTTAACCACCACTCCACAGACAACTCAGTCAACTATGTGGCTGTGGATAGCGCCCTGAAAGGACAAGTTGATGAGCTTCGCAAGGCCGTCGAGGCGTTAGAAGACCAGCAGCAGCGGTCAGCGGCATTGGATCTGGTAGCTGCGGCTGAACAGCAACTAACTGCAGAGAAACCCAACAAAACAGTCATCTCAGCTTTGCTCGCAGGTCTTCCTCACGTAGCCAACATCGCTTCCATTGCCGCAAGTCTGGTCGCGCTGCTTTGAAGACAAGCCCCGCCTAGTGCGGGGCTTCTTCTTTATACCTTGCGCGTCAGGCTACTGATGTACCCGCGCAGATGAGTAGCTGCAGCATGCTCAGGCTTCAGGCCCCGCAGATCGGTACGTCGCTCACTGCCATCGGGCAGGTAGGTCAGCAGCTCGTCGCCGATCTGGATATAGCTGGCCGAGTAAGTCTCGCCTTCATGCTCCAGGGTAATTTCTTCTTCCATCACATCCTCCGTTTTAGTGTTTCAGCGTCTCTCTTTAAACCAGATTAAAAGGCAGCGCCACTGTTACGCGCGATGCTCAGGGCTCTTACAGAGCAACCGATCTCATTGATCAACCTGGAGCATCAAACATGGCCGACACCCCCCGCATCACCCTCAAATATCCCTTCACCAATGCCACGGGCGAGCGCATCGAATCCCTGCCGATCACTCGCCTCAAGCGCCGCGACCTGAAGGCCGCCGACAAGTACAGCAAGGACGCTGGTGATCAGGAAGATTTCCTGTTCGCAAAAATGACCGGCCTGACCGTGGAAGACATTGAAGCACTGGACGTTGCCGACTCCAAGGTGGTGTCGGATGCCTTTCGGGAAATGGTCGGCGACTGAAGAGACCCTACGGCAGTGGGATGAAGCGCTGCTGATGGTGCTGCGGATGCAGCCCTCGGAGATTGATGCGCTGGACTTGGAGGATTACTGGTTCTGGACGGAGGTAGCGGACAGAGAGATCAGTCGGCGTGTCGAGCAGGCCGAACAGCTCGCCCAGAGATGACCACCAAGCCAGCCACCGCCCCACCGACCAGAGCGCAGGCCGCTGCCAAAGGTGCCAGCAATAGCGCCAGCAGCGGCAGTGCAATGCAGAACCCCAACACCGCTGCCCACAGCGGCAAATGAGCCAGACACAGCCAGGCGAGCCAGATCACACCAGCGCCGACGGCCAGTGCATAGAGGGTATTAGCGGTGCGTAGAGCGACTTTTTCAAACATGTTTGCAGCGTAGCAAAAAATGGCCAATGAAGTCCTGGTCGGGCTAAAGATCGGTGCGGCGGTATCGGGCAGCTTGCACGCTGCATTCGGCTCCGCGCGCTCAACCGTGCAGCAGCTCGGGCGTGCCACCGATATGCTGCGCACCCAACAAACACGCATGGGTACGGCACTGGCTACTGCTCTGGCCCAAGGCGGTGCAGGCGTTGGCAAGCTGCGTAATCAATACGACCAGGTCGGGCGCACGCTCGATCAGCTCAGGCTCAAGCAGGAACGCCTCAATACCAGCATCGCCCGTGGCGAAACCCTCAAGGCCAACCGCGCCGATCTGCGGGGTCAGGCCATGGAGACAGCCGGCACGGCGGCCGTACTCGGTGCGCCGGTTGTGCAGTCGATGCGCACCGCTATCGACTTCCAGGATCAGACGCGCGACATCGCCATCACTGGCGGCTTTGATCCGACCGAGGAGGCCCAGCTCAGCAAGGTGATGCGCGATTCGGCGCTGCGCTGGAACCAGACACAGACCGAAGTGGCCCGAGGCACTGCTGTGCTGATTGCGGGTGGCATTGCCAATGCTCAAGAGTTGGCACGCTATGCCCCTGTGCTGTCCAAAACCGCCACCGCCACGCGGGCCAGCATGGATGACTTGGGCTCGGTGGCCATCGCGCTGAATGACAACCTGCAGATTGGTGCCGGCGGGCTTGAGCGGGCCATGAACATGCTGGCCTATGCCGGCAAACGTGGCCAGTTCGAGCTGGCGGATATGGCCAAGTGGCTGCCACAGCTCACCCCGCAGTTCGCCGCCCTAGGTATCACTGGCGAACGGGCCGTGGCCGAGATAGGGGCATCGCTGCAGATTGCCCGCAAAGGCGCGGGCAGCAACGACGAGGCGGCCAACAACTTCAAGAACTTCCTGGGCAAGATCACAGCGCCGGACACGATCAAGGACTTTGCCAAGGCGGGCATCGATCTGCAGTCGAGCATGAAGAATCTAGTCGGCAAAGGCATGACTCCTGTACAGGCGATGCTGCAGCTGATCACCCAATACATGGGCACCAAGGGGCCAGCGGCTGCCGGGGAGTTCCAGAAAGCGATGGCCATCAAGGATGGCCAAGAGCGTGAGACTGCACTGCAGCGTCTCAATGAGGCCTACAAACTGGGCGAGCTGTTCCAGGATATGCAGGCCATGTCCTTCATTCGTCCGGCGGTTGGCAATCAGGGCGAGATGGCTGACATCCAGAAAGGCAGCATGGCGGCCGCCGACCAGGGCGTGCTCGATACCGACTGGAAGAAGCGCATGGGCAGCCCAAAGGAAGAGCTGAAGGCGCTGACCAACAGCCTCTCCGATCTCGGCATTTCTGTGGGCAGTGTGCTACTGCCGGCCTTGGTGGATATTGTCCAGGCCGCAGTTCCAGTGGTGCAGCAGTTCTCTGCCTGGGCGGGTGAAAATCCTGCCCTGGTGAAAGGTGTGGTTGGCCTGGTTGCCGGGCTGCTGGCCGGCAAACTGGCCTTCATCGGTGTGGCCTATGGCGCCAACCTGGCGATATCGCCGTTCGTGGCCATGACCACCACCATCACCGGCATGTCGGCCAAGTGGACGCTGCTGCGAGCCATGTGGCAGGCCGGGAAGTTTGCACCGCTGGTTACCGGACTGACCCGCGTGGGTGGCGGTCTGCTGACAGTGTTGAAGTACAGCGGTCTGTTTCTGCGCGGCTTCGGCATGGCCTTCGGGGCGCCTTTGATGCTTGCGGGGCGCGGCGTGCTGCTGCTCGGCAAGGTACTTGGTGGCTCCCTGCTGACAGGCCTACGTCTGGCGGGTCAGGCCGTGCTCTGGCTTGGCCGGGCTCTGCTGATGAACCCCATCGGCCTGCTGATCACCGGCATTGCGGTAAGTGCCTACCTGATCTACCGCTATTGGGAACCGATCAAAGGCTTCTTCGGTGGCCTGTGGACGGAGATCAAGGCCGGCTTCAATGGCGGCCTAACAGGCATCCTCGGGCTGCTGGTCAACTTCAGTCCGTTGGGCATGTTCTACCGGGCGTTCAGTGGGGTGATGAATTACTTCGGCATCGAGCTACCGGGCAAATTCACCGAGTTCGGCGGGATGCTGGTCACCGGCTTGGTCAACGGCATCAGCAGCATGGCCACCTCGGCTAAAGACGCCGTGGTGGGGCTGGGCTCGAATGTCTCCGGCTGGTTCAAAAGCACCCTCGGCATCAACTCACCGAGCCGAGTGTTCATGGGCTACGGCGCCAACCTCAGCGAGGGTGCGGCTATTGGCATCACTGGCCAGCAAGGCCTGGTGCGCAAGGCTGCGCTGGGTATGGCTGCTGCCACGGCAGTCACCTTAGCGTCGCCACTGCTGGCAGCGCCAAGCCCCAACACCTTGCAACCGCCAAACTTGGCTGCCACAGGCCTAGCTCCTATGACTGGTACAGCCGGTGTCGGGATGACTATTCACTTCAGTCCGACCATTACCGTGCATGGCGGTGGCCCTGGTACTAAGGAGGCTGTTCAGCAAGCGCTGCAGGTGTCGCGCAACGACCTAGAGAAGATGATGCGTGAAGTCATGGCCGATCAGCGCCGGAGGGAGTTCTGATGTGGGCGGTACTGGGCGACATCGAGTTCGAGCTGCGCAACCAGCCCAGCCGCCAGGATGACCGCGCCTCGGCGGACTATGCCCAGCATGCGCTGATCCAGGGCAAGCCGCGCCTGGAGTGGGTGGGTGATGGTCTAGACGAGCTGACCCTGGAGCTGACCCTGCACGCGCTGATGGCCGACCCTGAAGCGCAGATCCGCCGTCTGAAGACAGCGCTGCGGGCGCACGCGCCGCTGCCCTATGTGCTGGGCTCCGGTGACTACCGAGGCGTCTACCTGCTAACCGAGGTCGGCACCACCACCCGCCGGACAGACGCTCAGGGCCGGCTGATTTCGGCCACGATCAGCGTGTCGCTTCTGGAGTACTCCGGTCAATACAAGAAGCCACTGCCGGTACCGCGCGGCCTAAGCAATAGCCTGCTGGCCAGCCCCGGCGCACGGTTCGGTGATGCCGCCCAAGTCACGGTGACACCGACCCAACAAGTACTCGGCATGGCGCGCAGCGCCGGCAACCTGCTGCGTGCAGGTGTCGAGGCCTACAGCTTGGCCAAGTCCCAGGGCAACAACCCCAGCCTGCTGATGGGTCAGGCCAGTCAGCTGCTGAGCCTGACTGGCCAGGCACTCACGCCCTTGCTCGGCCTGCAGGAAGGGGCTGGGCTGTTGAGCGAGGGGGCTGACCTGGTGCAGGTCGCTGCTCGTGCAGCCAGTGAGGTGCAGTACGCACAGTCCTCTATGTCGCCGCCCAGCCTGGAAAGCATCGTCAGCCAGGTGGAGTACGCGGCCGGGCACATGGAGGAAGCCCAATCCACCCTTACGGGGGCATCCACCCGCTTGGCCAAGCTGGCCGCCGCCGTTATTACCAGGAGGGCTTGAGATGGCCGATCAGTACCTCAGCCACACCACCCGCGAAGGCGAGCGCTGGGATCAACTGGCGTTCACCTACTATGGGGACGCCACCCGCTATGAGCCCATCGTCCGTGCCAACCCGCAGGTGCCGCTGTCCGGCGCGCTACAGGCCGGCCTTACCCTGCGCATCCCCGTGCTCGATGTCGCCCCCAGCAGCGAGGATCTGCCGCCGTGGTTCAAGTGAACGATATCCCCGGACGCAACTCGGCCGAGCCTACCGTCTGGCGCATCGGCTACCTGGGGCGCGACCTGACGGCCGACCTTTCGCCTTATGTCTTGGGCGTGACCTGGACGGACTATCTCAGTGGCCAATCCGACGAGATCAGCATCGAGCTGGAGGACACCGATGATAAGTGGCTCGGCGTCTGGTACCCGGTCAAGGGTGATGCCCTGAGCCTGTCCATGACCTACCCAGGCCAGGCCCCGCTGAACTGCGGCAGCTTCGAGGTGGATGAGATCAACGCCAGCGGCCCGCCCTCGGTGGTGGTCATTCGCGGCTTGTCCGCCGGGGTTAGCAAGGGCGTACGCACCCGCAAGGGCGTGGCCTACGAGAACACCACGCTGGCCGAGATCGCCCGCCAGGTGGCCAAGCGCAACAAGCTCGACCTGGTCGGTGAGATCCGCGCGCTGCGCATCGACCGCATCACCCAGTTCCAGGAGCGCGACCTGGCCTTCATCACCCGACTAGGGCGGCAGTACGGCTACGCGGTCAAGCTGCGGGAGAACAAGCTGATCTTCACCGCCAAGGCCGCTCTGCGCGATGGCCTTCCGGTGCGTTCGATCAGCCGCCGGGAGTGCAGCCGTTACGACCTCAAGGACAAGATCAAGGACGTGTTCCGCTCGGCCAAGAACACCCACCACGACCCGGACACCCAGAAGACCATCCGCAGCCAGGCCAAGGACTCCCGCGCCCCTGACAGTCAAGCTGGTATGGAGACCAGTGCCGATGAGCTGCGCATCAACCAGCGCGCACCGGATGCCGACAGCGCCCAGGCCCAGGCCGACGCAGCCCTGGGCGATGCCAATGACGAGCGGGCCGGCGGCAGCCTGACGCTACCGGCCGACCGCCGTCTGGTGGCCGGCGCGGTGGTGACCCTGACCGCCGACTGGGGCCGTATGGCCGGTGACTACCTGATCAACCAGGCCCGCCACAGCAAGCGCCGCAGCGCTGGTACCACGGCTGACATCGAGATCCGCCGGGTAACACCCGCGCCGGTAGCACCGATCCCGACCTTGGCGGGCCACTCCAACCAGAGCAGCACCGAGGCAACGGCATGAACAATGAAACCCTGGACGGCCTGCAGTTCGGCCTGGTCAGCCAGGTGGACTACCTCAGCTGCCGGGTGAAGGTGCGCCTGGAAGAGTTTGACGGCCTGGAGACCTGGTGGCTGAAGGTGCCCCAGCGGCACACCAAGGGAACCAAGAGCCGACCCCTATTGCCTGAGATCGGCGAGCAGGTGGCCGTGTTGCTGCAGTGCGACGGGGTCAATGGGGTGGTGTTGGGCGGAATCTACTCGACGGCCGAGCCGCCGCCGGTGACGGATGCGGACACCCACTACATGCGCTTCAGCGACGGCACGACCATTACCTATGACCGAGCCACCCACGCCCTGGTAGCGGACTGTGTGGGGAGCGCACTGGTGAAGACTGCCACGACGGTTACCGTCCAGGCAGGTCAGCCGGTGCTGGTGATAGCGCCTAGGGTCACCCTGGACACACCTGAAACAATCTTGACCGGAAGCCTGCAGGTGGCAGGTCAACTAACCCTAGGCGCAGGTCTACAGGCTGTAGGGGATATCCAGACCCAGGGCAAGGTGCTGGATCAGGGCGGGAACTCGAACCACCACAGCCATTGATGAACATGATCCGAAACTGTTACTGCGCCAGCTGCGCCGAACCAATTCTTGCGTTGGCTGAAAGAACGAGGTCTTGGTCGAGCACGATTTTTCTGCGGTGCAAGCCTGGCACTTGCTCCACTGGCTCCACGATGAAAAGGGAATCATCACAGTGTTCGGTAGCTGGCAAGTTTGACTGAAAAATGGGGTAGGCAACTCTCACAGGGCCACTAGGCTGCGCAATAGAAATGACACCATGTATCTGCAGTGGCCCGTAACCTGGCAGATTTGCGCCTTCAGGTAGTCCTAGCATCACCGATTGGTTTTCTACATTAATACTGCATTCTGCAAAGCATCCATCACTCAGCTCATAGCGCGATTGATGCATCAGCAACATGACGCACAGCACAATAGCTGGCTGTTGGGCGCGTATAGCGGCTTCGTCAAAATCAAGCCTATTGGCCTTCAGAACACCGACAACATCAGACATCAGATCGTCAGCTGTAAAGGCTGGAACGCTTCCTATGAAACCGAGGAGATGGGTCAAGGCGCGGAACGTGTCCTCTCCAACCTTGAAGTCCCTCAATAATGTGGTCTGGGTCTTCTTGTCATCTTTAAAGAGATTGTCTATGCGTGACTTAAGCCGATCCGGGGTTACGTTGAAATCAGCTCTAAGCATTTCAGGGTCGCATTTATCAATCTGGTACTTCATGAGTTTTTTGATGTACAGGGGAATGGGCTCCCCCAGATTCAATTGCCTGTTCGAAGAGTTGTATTCGAGGAAGAACTTGAAGCTAAGGTAAAAGGCTTCCAGCGATGCATTCAACAGGCCCCGGTCTCGGGCATCGTTATGTGCCACAAAGTCCGCTGTCTCCCGAAAAAATCGGAAACCGTTGGAGTACGCACGCAGGCGCATGAATAGGTTGTCTATGTCGTTTTCATCAAAATCCATGCCCTGGATTCTCTCGATGATTTTTTGAGCTTTTGCCTTCTCAATTGCTTTCATCGCAGGTCCGTTCCTTCTATTACGTCCGGTCTTGAATGGTTATTCACCGTACAGTGATGATCCTCTTTAAACCCGATTAAAAGCCAGTCTCGGTTGGCTTCCCCACCATGGGCGCATGACGACGCCCACTTCCTACACCAGCATCACCGCCGCCCACTGGCAGCCGTCCCTCGGCTCGCCAGGTGAGGCCGTCGATGGCCTGCGCGATATCGACCAGGCCATCAGCATCATCCTCACCACGCCTCGGGGCAGCGACCCACACCGGCCCGAGTTCGGCAGCGACCTCCATCTTTATATCGACTGGCCCACAGACCGCGTTGTCCCGCACCTGGTGCGCGAGGCGGTCGAGGCCATTCGCCGCTGGGAGCCACGAGTAGTCCTGGTGCAGGTGCTGACCGAGATCGAGGCGGCCCACATCACCCTGCGGGTGCAGTGGAAGGTGGCGGACGGTGTTCTCCAGCAGACCGAGGTGCCGTATGCGCGCACTACCAGCGCCTGAGTTCGTCAAGATCGATCCGGCCGCCATCGAGGCGGCCCTGGTCGCACGCTACGAGGCGAAGTCCGGCAAGACCCTGTACCCGGCGCAGATCGAGCGCCTGTTCATCGACCAAGTGGCCTATTCGCAGAGCCTGGCGCTGATGGCCATCCAGCATGCCGGCGAGCAGCTCCTGGTGCGCTTCAGTTCGGCGCCGATCCTGGATTACCTGGGCGAGCTGGTTGGTACCACCCGGCTGCTCGCCAAGTCGGCGCGCTGCAGCATCCAGTTCAGCATGACCGAGGTCGCGGCACTACCGCTGCTGATCCCTGCAGGCACCCAGGTGACCAGTCAGGACGGCAGGCTGATCTTCACCACCGACGCGGACGCCACGATCCAGGCCGGGCAGAGCCAGGTGCAAGCCTTGGCTACCTGTCAGACGGCCGGCGCCGTAGGCAATGGCTGGGCGGTGGGACAGATCAGTGTGATGCCCAGCGCGCCCATCGACGGGCTGGTGGCCAGCAACGTAACGGTGCCGGTCGATGGCGCCGATGAGGAGCAAGATGATCGCTACCGTGAGCGCATCATCCTGGCACCCGAGGCCTACACCAACGCCGGCAGCCGTGGTTCCTACCGCTACCATGCCTTGTCGGTTCACCAAAGCATCATCGACGTGGCCGTGCATGGGCCTGACGATGGGCAGCTCGATGGTCATGTCGCCGTGTACCCGCTGACCGCCAGCGGCCTGCCAAGTGCCGACCTACTCACCCAAGTGCAGACCGACCTTAGCGGCGAAAAGCGCCGGCCGCTGTGCGACACCGTGCATGCCATGGCACCGCCCGAAGTGGCGTTCACCATCCAGGGCAGCCTGACGTTCTACGCCACCGCCGACCGCGCGCTAGCCATGCAGCAGGCCCAGGCGGCGGCAGCCGCCTGGGCTGCGGAACGGCGCGCGGGCCTCGGGCGCGACATTGTCCCCGAGCAGCTCACAGCTGTGCTGCAGGTGATAGGGGTATACCGGGCCGCCTTGACCTTGCCGCTGCTGACGGCGGTGCAGTCCCATCAGTGGGCCAACTGCACCTCAATCGTGCTGACTGCCGCCGGGGTGGTCGATGGCTGAGCAGCAGCTGCCACCGGCACTAGCCGGTGATGAGCGCTTCGCCCAGCTGTGCGAACTGCTCGGCGAGACCTATGCCGACCTCGATCTCGGGGCAATGGCCGTGTACCTGGTCGACCAGGTCAAGGCGTCCCTGCTGCCGACCTTAGCCGAGCAGTTCTCCCTACTGGACGAGGCCGCCTGGCTGTTGGCCGAGTCTGAGGATGCTCGCCGTAACCTGATCAAGAACGCCGTCACCCTGCATCGCTACAAGGGCACGCCCTGGGCGATCCGCGAGTTGATACGTCTGCTCGGCTTCGGCGAGGTCACCCTCCTGGAGGGCTTGGGTGGCCTGGACTATGACGCCCAGGCCACCTTCGATGGCATCCGCGTCTATGGCGACACCGGCAGCTGGCCGGTGTACCGCGTGTTCCTCAGTCAACCCGTCACCAATGACCAGGCCGAGCTGCTGCGCCGCGTACTGCGCGCTACGGCACCGGCCCGCTGCCGCCTGGCCTCACTCGAGTACACGGCAGTGGCCATCCGTTACAACCAAGTCGCCGCGTTCGACGGCCAATACAACCATGGGAGCAGCTAATGGCTAACTTGTCGGAAACGCCCGATTACCCTGCTGGGGTCTACCAGCTCGAAACATCCGACCCAGTGCTGGGCGGGCCCGGCGGCATTGCCAACCGGCAGGCCGAGCAGCTGGCCAATCGCACATCCTGGCTCAAGGCCAAGGTGGATGCTTTCATCGACGGCACCGTGGCGGTACTCAAGGCGACCAAGCTGGCTACCGCGCGCACGCTGTCGATCAGCGGGGCCGGCAGCGGCAGCGCCTCCTTCGATGGCAGCGCCAATGCCAACATCGCCCTGACCCTTGCAGACAGTGGTGCGGTGGCGGGTACTTATCCGAAGGTGACGGTTAACGCCAAGGGCATCGTGACTGGCGGCGCAGCGCTGGTGACCGAAGACATCCCTAGTTTGGACTGGAGCAAGATCAATGGTGGCAAGCCAACCACACTGGGTGGCTACGGCATCACCGATGCGGCGCCGCTGGCGTCGCCTGGGCTAACTGGGAATCCGACCGCACCAACTCCGGCGCAGTTCGACAATGATTTGAGTCTGGTCAACTCGGCGTTCGTGCAGCGTGCGCTGGGGAGCTATTCCGGCGCGACAGACGTTGCGAATGGTAGCGCCGCAGATGCAAATGCCATTGGTAAAAACTTAAACATCGGGGCCGGTGGTTCGTATTTGCCTTCAACGGTTGGCATTCCCAATGGCGCCGTATTGCACTACAAAAACACTGGCGCTGGCACCCACACATTGTCCCGCGTAGGGACTGACCTAATCTCATGCGATGGGACTACGAGAACAACGATAGTCGTCGGCCAGGGCGAAGACCTGACCCTTGTGCGTGTGAACAATATCTGGATTGGTTCAGGTTCAGCCGCGCTTAAATATGCAGCATCATTCGGCTCATCTTTCGGCATCAGCGGATATAAAAAAATACCAGATGCCAATAGTCCTTCTGGTTTCATTATTCAACAGTGGGGGCTTACGGGTGCCGGGGCTCCAAACGTGCCCGCAACAGTAGCATTTCCTATCGCATTCCCAACTACTTGCATGTCTATCCAGATTACCTATGTGGACGGCGCGATCTCGCAGCCTGCAACGCGAGGAGCGCCTGTGCAAGTCGGCAGCTTCGGCGCTGCCTCATTTCAATACTCGCACTCTGGCACTTCAAGCGCCGCTCAACATTTCTGGACTGCCATCGGCTACTAAGGAGAAATTATGTTTTATTCTGCCGAAAAAAATACATGGTTTGACCCTGATTCGCGTGGCACCTACGAAGATGCTGGCAGTTGGCCTAGCGATGCAACGGAATATCCGCGAGAGGTCTTTGATGCTGTGGTGTCAAATCGCCCTTCCGATAAGGTCATGGTGCCTGACGAAAGCGGGCGCCCGGTGCTGGTCGATCTGCCGCAGCTTCCTGTAACAGCAGCAAACCTCTGCGCTCAAATCGACACCGCCGCTGACGCTGCCCGCAGCGCCGTCGCCGGCGACCCGCTGCGCGCCGTCGAATACGACCGTGCCGCCGCCGAGGCTCAGGCTTTCAAGGAGGCTGGCTATCCTGCCGACGCGGTACCGCGCACCGTCGCCGCCTGGGCCATTGGTGGCCGTACCGTTCAGCAGGCGGCGGACAACATCCTGCTCGAATCTGCGGCCTACACCGAGGCGCTGTACCAGATCCGCGAAGCGCGGTTAGGGGCCAAGGAACTGGTGCGCCAGGCCATGGCCGCGGGCAACGTGGACCAGGCCCAGGACATCGCAGCCGAAACCATTGTCGCCATCGAGTCGGCCATCACTGGCGTCGGCAACGCAGGAGCCTAAGCATGGACCGTATCCAGTTGCTGTTCAGCACCACCCACCATCCTTTCAGCGCCTTACTCAGGGCGGCCACCTGGTCGCGCTGGAGCCATGTGTCGCTGGTGGCTGGGCCCCATGTGATAGAGGCGGTCGCCCTGGGCGGCGTGCGCCAGGTGTCCAAGAACTACGCCATTCAGCGCGCCTCGGACTACTGCCTGGTCGATCTGCCTGCCCACAAGCCGCAGGCGATTATAGACGCGGCACGCAGCCAGATCGGCAAGCCCTACGACTGGACGGCCGTCGCCGGCCTCGGCCTGCACCGTGACTGGCAGGAAGAGGACTCGTGGTTCTGTTCGGAATTGGTGGCCTGGGCGGCTGAGCAAGCCGGTGAGGCCTGGTTTCGCCCAGAGGCGCTGCGCCGGATCACACCTCAGCACTTATGGATGTTGGCACCCGAGCGGGGATTGTGCCCGGTAGAGGGATAAGAAGAGGGCTGTCAGCCCAGGTGTTCGAGCACCCAAGCTGACCGCCAGTTAGCAGATATAGCCTGCAAACCAGCCAAGGCCCCCTGCTCACGCGCGAGCGGCGGGGAGCCTACCAGAAGCGCAAAGGGTTTGCAGATGATGCAAGACATTCGTTGTGGCCAGTGTGGCCGCAAGCTGGCCACCGCCAGTGGATTCACCGAGCTACAAATCAAGTGCCCGCGCTGCCGGACACTTAATCACCTGAAGGCCGAGAGCCTCCTGCTACCGCCATTGAGCGCACCCAGCCATCAGGAGGCTCCATGTCCGCACAACCGATCATCCCCTGGATAGGTGGCAAACGCCGTCTCGCCGACCGTATCTTCCCGCTGTTCCCCCGGCATAGCTGTTACGTCGAGCCCTTCGCCGGAGGGGCCGCGTTGTTCTTCCTGCGGCCGGTACCGGCCGAGGTAGAAGTGCTGAATGACGTAAACGGCGACCTGATCAACCTCTACCGGGTGGTACAGAACCACCTGGAAGAGTTCGTCCGCCAGTTCAAGTGGGCGCTGAGCAGCCGCCAGGTGTTCAAGTGGCTGCAGATGACTAGGGTCGAAACCCTCACCGATATCCAACGCGCTGCGCGTTTCTATTACCTGCAGCAATCCGCCTTCGGCGGTCGCGTCGATGGCCAGAGCTACGGCACCGCCACCACCCAGCCGCCAGGGCTCAATCTGCTGCGGATCGAGGAGGCGCTCTCAGCTGCCCACCTGCGGCTGAGCAGCACCTACATCGAGCATCTGAGCTGGCAGGCGGTGATGAAGAAGTACGACCGCGAGCACACCCTCTTTTATATGGACCCGCCGTACTGGGAGACTGAGGGCTATGGCGTGCCCTTCGAATTCGAGCAGTACTTGGAGATGGCCAGGCTGCTGAAGGAGATCAAGGGCAAGGCAATCATCAGCCTCAACGACCACCCAGCCATCCGGGAATGCTTCGCCGACTTCCATATCGAGACGACGGACATCAAGTACACGGTCGGTGGTGGTAAGGGGAGCGAGGCGAAAGAGGTGCTGATCTTCAGCTGGGACATCCAGGCCGAACCTGCCGGCCTTTTCTAAGATTCTCTTGCATACTATGCAAAAGGGGCCGAAGTGATTTATCTCACCTCAGCCCCTCAATTTTTCGCGCGCGGCGTCATACTGCGTTAAAAACGGCCTCAAAATGCTCATTTACAGCTCTTTTTCGGCCGTTTTTGCCTTGCCTTGCCTGCCTCGCCTACATTTTTCAACGGTCTGCAATCGGCTCTGCGCCTTTTTCACCACTCGGTGAGGGTCTCGCGAAAGCGCAGGGCCAGCACTTTCAGTTGCTGACGCCAGGCTTCCAGCTCGGCCGACGACAGCTCAGGCGCGACCTGCTCTTCGTCCAGATTAACCGCATTGATCAACGGTAGCGTTGGGTCGACCTTGGCTGCTTTGGGGGCTTGCGGCGGTACAAATAGCGCAGCATGGGCTGCCAGCAACTGGGCCAGCCAGCTGTCCGACTGCAGTGTCAGCTCCACCAGCTCCGCCAGCTCAGGGCTCGGCGAAGTTGCCAGCACGCTGCTGTTGAGCAGCATATCCACCCGTGGCGCGTTAGCCGGCGCCACATGGTAGTAACCGGCGATTTCGTGACACAGGCTCAACGCTCCACCGTATAGGTGAAACAGGCAGGATTCGAGCTCGGCCTGCAGCAAGGCCGGGGCATTCAGTGCCTGACCCGACTCGGCACGGCGCATGGCCTCGAGGGTCAAACCGGCAAAGTAGATTTTTTGATTGGTACGGGTATAGAGCTCGCGAGCCATAACGGCTGCCTCCTCATTGCGGGAACAGTCAGGCGTTCACCGAACGGTGAACGCCTGGACATGCTTAGCGCTTGTCTTCGACCTTCCAGGCGCCATTGCTGAAGAATGCACGCCAGCCGGTCGGCTTGCCGTCCACTTCAG